ATGACATTACTGAAGTTAAGTCTACAGATAATGTTAAAACAGAAAATCTGGATACTCCTTATAAGAAACCAGATTATAAAAAAAGATATGATGATTTAAAAAAGCATTACGATAGTAAGCTTAACGAGTTTAAATCTAGAGAACAAGAGTTAATTGAAGAGGCTACTAGTAATAGAACCGAATACAAAGCTCCTAAATCTCCAGAAGAACTAGAAGAGTTTAAAAATAACTATCCTGATGTTTACGAAGTCGTAGAAACCGTTGCTCATTTACAATCTGAGACTAAAGCAAAAGTTCTAGAAGAACGCCTTAGTAAACTCCAAGAACGTGAAAACAACTTAGTACGACAGAGTGCAGAGAAAAGGTTATTAGAAAGACACCCTGATTTTGAAGATATCAGAAACAGCGATGACTTTCATGGTTGGGCAAAAGAACAGCCTAAGTCTATCCAAGACTGGATATACTCAAACGCTTCTGATGCTGACTTAGCTTCACGTGCTTTAGACTTGTTTAAAAAGGATTTTGGAATTGAACCTACTAAGACTGAGTCATCTTCTAAACAGACTAGAAAATCTGCTGCTGATATGGTTTCTACTAAAACAACAAGTGTAGAACCGAATCAGGAAAAGGTTTGGTCTGAAAAGGAGATTGCTGCTATGAGTATTGCAGAATTTGATAAATACGAAAGTGAAATATCAGAAGCAATGCAGTATGGCAGAATCGTAAAATAACTATTATAACTTAAAAGGAAATATATCATGGCTCAATTTTTTGAACCCGGAACTGATACTAATGCAAACTTTGCAAACTCCGTAAGTGGACAAACTAATAGTTTCTTCCTACCTTCCATATACTCTAAGAAAGTTCTAAACTTCTTTAGAAAGGCAAGTGTAGTTGAAGCTATTACTAACACCGACTATGCCGGTGAGATATCTGCTTTTGGAGACTCTGTAAAAATCATTGGTGAACCAGTAATCTCTGTATCTGATTATACAAGAGGTTCTGACACGACTGCAACTAAACTAACTGATGCTGAAACAACTCTTGTTGTTGATAGTGCTAAAGCTTTCAAATTCATCGTAGATGATATTGAGACTAAAATGTCACACGTCAACTTCAAAGAAGTAGCTTCATCATCTGCTGCGTATGCTCTTAAAGATGCATATGATGCTGCTGTACTAGCAACTATGTTTGCTGGTTGTTCAGCTTCATCTCCTGACCATATCATTGGTTCAGACAGTGCAACTGCTGACGCAACATTAGGACACGCTACTAACTCTGTAGACCTACTAGGCTCAGACGGAACTGGTGTAGATGCTATCGACCTTATGGCGAGATTCGCTAAACTATTAGACGAACAGAATGTACCTGAAGAAGGTAGATGGTTCGTAGCTCCTCCTTCATTCTATGAAGAATTAGCTAAAGCTGACTCCAAGTTAATGTCTGTTGATTTTAACGCTGGACAAGGTTCTATCAGAAATGGTTTAGTATCAAGTGGTAAACTAAGAGGATTTGACATGTACAAATCTAACAATGTTGCTGCTACATCTAACGCTACTGGTAAATGTTTGGCTGGACATATTTCATCTACAGCTACTGCTCAATCAATAACATCAACTGAGGTCCTTAGAGACCCTAGTTCTTTCGGTGATATTGTGAGAGGATTGCATGTCTATGGTGCGAAAGTACTCAGAGACGAAGCAATTGTAGGTGCTTTCTACGGTATTGATTAATACCAACTTTGGGGGAGTCTTAGGACTCCTCCTCTTTTTTAACGCATAATTTTACTAAGAGGTAAATAACATGGCAATTGTAAATATAAGAGATACTGGACGTAACTCAGCAAGAACAAATGATGTTCGTGAGTTAGCGACTAAGGTCCAGAAACCTTCTGACACAGAAGCAATCACCGCAGCGAATACAATAACAGCAGCCGAATCAGGCACACGTTACGTTTTAAACGTAGCAGCAGCGAAAATTCAAACTCTTCCTACTCCAGCAGCAGGTTTAGAGTATTGGTTTTACGTTGGAGCAACAGAACCAACAGGTACTCATACAGTAGTAACAGCATCAAGTGCTAATATTATTGTGGGTAACGTATCTTCTCCGGAAGATGCAGCAGGTGCAGTTGCTACAGTTACTGATGCAGATACTATTTCGTTTGTAGC